GGAGGAGACACAAATGGAAAAGGTTACTTTGCAAGTGTCTGGCAAGCATAGGTTATATTACAGCATGAAACGTAAACATTATACATGGGACGATGTACATAAGTGCGCTCATAAACTAGCATTAGAAATGTACAAAACTGGATTCAAACCAGACTATATTGTGGGTCTAAACAGAGGCGGATTACCGGTCAGTGTTGTACTAAGTCATTTACTCGACTGTGATCATTATGCTCTAGATGTTAGACTGCGAGATAACAAGAACGGAACAGGACCAGAATCAAACTGTTGGATGGCCGAAGATGCTTTTGGTTATGTTTATCAAGAAGACCGTGATAAAGTTTGGGGTAAAGCATTTAGTGATACTAACAATAAGAAAAACATTTTAGTTGTTGATGACATCAACGATACCGGTGCTACATTTGCTTGGATCAAACAAGACTGGCAAAGCGGTTGTTTGCCTGATAATCCAAACTGGGATACCGTATGGGGACAAAATGTAAGATTTGCTGTAATGTGTGAAAAGACACATACAGAATTTGACGGTGTAGATTACGTATGGCAAACTATAGATACTAGTGAAGAAGATACTTGGATTGTTTTTCCGTGGGAGTATGATTAATGCGTTTAGAAGAAGACATAAAACTCGACTACAAAGATGTACTAATACGTCCTAAACGTAGTACACTAAAAAGCCGTAGCCAAGTTACACTCCACCGTAAATTTGAATTTAGAAACTACGAGCCAGACTTTGATATTGGCGATGATCATTACAATGGCATTCCTATTATGGCTGCTAACATGGATGGTGTTGGCACATTTGAAATGGCAGACAAACTTGCTGAAGGTGAAATGTTTACTTGCCTAGTTAAGACTTACAGTGTAGACGAACTTGTTGAATACTTCATGGGTCCTATAGAACGTAGTGAATGTGTAGCAATGAGCATTGGCACAAGTGATCACGATTATTATAAACTGATCAAAGTTAAGTCAGAAGTAGAAAACAAACTGAAATATGTTTGTATGGACATTGCCAATGGTTATAGTGATCACTTTGCAGCACACGTTCGCAGAGTACGAGAAGAGTTTCCAGACTTGGTAATCATTGCTGGAAATGTAGTAACAAGAGAAATGACGGAGGAACTTATTCTTGCTGGCGCAGATATTGTTAAAGTGGGCATCGGCCCTGGAAGTGTTTGCACAACACGGATCCAAACTGGTGTTGGTTACCCTCAGCTTTCCGCTGTTATTGAGTGCGCTGATGCTGCTCACGGTCTTGGTGGCCATATCATTGCGGATGGTGGCTGCACTTGTCCTGGCGATGTAGCCAAAGCATTTGCTGCTGGTGCTGACTTTGTAATGCTAGGTGGTATGCTTGCTGGACACGACGAAGGCGGCGGCGAAGTTATTACTAAGATTTACGAAACTAATGAAGTAACTAAAACAGATGACGGATTCTTTGAGTCTGTGTATGAAGAAAAACAGTTTGTACAGTTCTATGGTATGAGCAGTGAAAGTGCAAACGATAAACATTTCGGCGGACTAAAGGAGTACCGAAGCAGTGAAGGAAGAACGGTTCTTGTGCCTTACAGAGGAGAAGTGGCTCGTACTATTCAAGATATTCTTGGTGGGGTGCGTAGTACTTGTACCTACACAGGTGCAATGAAACTCAAGCAACTCAGCAAATGTGCAACATTTATACGTTGTACACAAACACACAATTCGGTATATGAAGCGAGTACTATAGGAAAATGATTATTGATTGGGATGTTGAAGCAATAATATTAGAACTAAATAAAATTAAACAAGCAGAAGGTGATGCATTTGAGACAGGCTGGAACACTGTAAAGTGCAAAGAAGATCTTTATCGTATCTTATGGCACACCGAAGACTTGTTAGATAAATGTAGTACATATACCGGCGAAGAAGAGTTGCTTCGCAAAAGAGAAATAAGTAAAACATTCAAAGCATTAGGAGGCAAGAAATGAGTTTGATACCTGAAAATCTTTGGACTGGATTGACCGAAGAACAAATTCAAATAGAAAAAGACAAGATAAAAACACTAGAACTAGGTGATACATATACTAGCAATGATATTATTTTACATATTTCTGAAGAATTACTAGCTGAGTTATCGCCACAAGAACTTGTTCATTTTACACAAGAAGAAATTGACATGATGGCAGCAGCAGAAGCAGAGTCTACGGAGTTATCAGAATGAGTTGTACTTGTGTAAGATCTCCAACAGGAAGATGTATAGGTTGGCATGGTTTAACAGAGGAGCAATACCTCGAGAAAAAAGCACAATATGAAGAAAGACAGAGACAAAAGGAGTCCAAAGAATGAAAGAACAGTTAGTTAAAGCAGCTCGTATGCACGCCGAAGGTGAGCTAGAAAGAGCAAAAACAAATATTATGGTATATATGAATCACAGTGTTGGTATTGGTGAACACAGTGACATTGTTGAAGCTATTCAAGAAGAACTTGATAAAATGGCAGCAGCAACAGATCGCATCGAAATGCTAAACAAACATTTTTCTTGACAAAAACCTAAATACATGGTATACTTTTATTATGAAGGTATACCATTTTTAATGACATCCTCGTCTATAACTCGGAGAACATAATGGCAAAAAGTGATCAATTAAAAGCCCGCTTAGAAGAAGCAGGCATTAGATATTGGGCAGGAGATAATATCTCAGAAATCATGCACAAAGGTGATAAGGAAGAACTTATCGAAGAACTTACAGGCAAATTTGAAAGTGTACTAGATAGTTTGTTAATCGACAGACACAACGATCCAAACAGCATGGATACAGGCCGTCGTCTTGCAAAGATGTATGTAAATGAACTAATGGTAGGACGCTATGATCCTATTCCAAAAGCAACAGCATTTCCTAATGAAGAAGATGGCTACAACGGTATGCTTGTTGTGCGCAGTGAACTAAGAAGCATGTGTTCGCATCACCATCAGCCTGTTGTAGGTGTAGCATACATTGGTATTCTTGCAGCAGATAAACTGATTGGACTAAGCAAATACACACGCATTGCACAATGGTGTGCAAGACGTGGTACATTGCAAGAAGAACTAAACATTGTGATTGCAGATGAAATTCAAAAGGCAACTGGAGCAGAAAGTCTTGGTGTTTATGTACAAGCGACACATGGTTGTTGTGAGAACAGAGGTATTGGTGCTCACAGTAGTTTGACACAAACAACTGTACTGCGTGGTGCATTTAGCACTGATCCAAGCACAAAGAAAGAATTCTTTGATAACATTAAATTACAACAGGAGTTTGCACCGCGATGAAACTAAGATATAGTGAAGCATTTTACAGTGTGCAAGGCGAAGGCAAATTCGTGGGAGTGCCAAGTGTATTCCTACGCACATTTGGTTGTAACTTTCGTTGTATGAATTTTGGTGTGGATAAAAGTGTTGGCAGTCGTTGGGAGCAACACGCAAAAGGTCAACGCTACAACGCAGAAGTAAAACAACTGCTAGATGACGGTGTTCATGAAACTACAAAAGAGTTTAATGATTTGCCTATTGTGCATACAGGCTGCGATACATATGCAAGTATCTATCCAGAATTTAAACACTTCAATATGCTTAAAAGCGTAGATGAAGTTGTAGAACACTTGCTTAGTTTGTTACCAGAAGGCAAATGGACTATGGATAATGGACAAGATGTTCATCTTATCCTTACAGGCGGCGAGCCATTACTTGCTTGGCAACGGTTGTATGTCGAGCTGTTTGAACACCCAGGTATGCAGGATCTTAAAAATGTCACAATCGAAACCAACACTACACAGCATCTACACGATGACTTCTACAACTATCTCAATGGTCACGAAAGAATTCAGCTCACTTTTAGCTGTTCTCCCAAACTATCCGTATCGGGCGAGTCTTGGGATGATGCTATTAAGCCTGATGTTGCTCGTGAGTATTCCCTTGTTGATGGCGCTAATATGTACTTTAAGTTTGTTGTTGCTGATCAGAGTGATGTTGACGAAGTTGGTAGAGCAGTTGATATCTATCGTAAAGCGGGCGTGGACGTTCCTGTATATCTCATGCCGCTTGGGGGTAGGTCGGAAGAATACACTCTCAACGTACAAGAGGTGGCGAACCTCTGTATGGAACGAGGGTGGAGGTTCTCGCCAAGACTGCACATTAGCTTATTCGGAAATGCCTGGGGCACTTAAAGAAAACTTGAAAAGTATTCCAAAAGGCATCAGAAGCGAAGAGGAATACGAAATGATAAGGAAGAACTTATGAACAAATATATTTTTACTAGCGAAAGTGTTAGCGATGGACACCCAGATAAGGTTGCAGATCAAATCTCGGACGCACTTGTTGATGCAGGACTAGCAGCAGGCGACGAAACAACTCGTGTTGCTGTCGAAACACTTGTAACTACCAATCATGTAACATTGGCGGGCGAAGTAAAAAACTTTAACGTATCTAAAGAAGAAGTTAAAGAAATCGTACGCAACAAAGTTCGAGAGATTGGTTATGAACAAGATGGATTTCATTGGGATAAACTAAACATTTATAATGAAATCCATAGCCAAAGTGCAGATATTGCATTAGGTACAGACGACTTTGGTGCGGGCGATCAAGGTATTATGTTTGGTTATGCTTGCAATGAAAATGAGGCATACATGCCTGCACCTATATATTACGCTCACGAAATACTTAAAAAACTAAAAAACTTTTCTCCTTGTTTGCGTCCAGATGCAAAATCGCAAGTCAGTGTTGAATACGAAGGTAATAGAGTTAAACGAATCGATCAAGTTGTGATAAGTACACAGCACGAACTAGACAAAAACACACAAGCAAAAAACTGTGCAAGACATGTAGCAAAAGAAGTACTAGGAGATTTAATTGATTCAAATACTATATGGCATCTTAATCCTACAGGTAACTTTGTTATTGGTGGACCAGACGGTGATGCCGGAGTTACTGGACGAAAAATTATTGTTGATACCTACGGTGGTTACGCTCCTCACGGTGGCGGCGCATTTAGTGGAAAAGATCCTACAAAAGTAGATCGCAGTGCAGCATACATGGCACGTTGGCTGGCTAAAAACGTTGTAGCAGATGATATGGCAGATTGGTGTCAAATACAGTTGAGCTATGCTATTGGTGTTAAAGAGCCTACAAGTATCTATGTTGACAGCAATGGGCATAACCGTAGTATTGAACGGTTTATTAGAGAAAATATTGATTTGACACCTAAAGGCATCATAGATAGATTTGACTTATTTAACTTTACACAGTATAGTAATAACTGTACATATGGACACTTTGGTGACAAAGATGTTCCATGGGAAAGGATTGGTTGGTAATGAAAGATACACGCACAGAAAAAATAGTTAAAGAACTAAAAGATACAGTTACACGATTAAACAAGTTAGATTTGATTCTACAAAAAATGGATGTGAGATATTCACTGACTCGCAGCAAAGTTACAGATCCATGGAAACTAGAAGATATTGTACAAAAGGTAGAATACTGATGAAACAATGGTTAAAGCGTATCACTGGCATCGAAGCAAAAGAAAAAGAACTTGATGAAAAAGAAAATGCAGTTTTAGCTAAAACTGATCCTAAAGCTCTTGCAACAAAGAAAAAAGAGCCTTGGGTAAATGTTCTCGATATGCAGGTAAACGAAGATAATATTCGTAATGGGTTTTTTGAATTGGATTGGAACGAGTATTTTATTCTCGAGTTAAAACGCAACGGATATGGCAGCGAAGGCGATGTTGAAGAAGAAATTGTAGACCGTTGGTTTAAAGATATTGTTTATAATATGTTACAAGAAGAAGGTTTAGACACTGACAGAGGCGCAGGATATATTAATGTTGTGCCAATTGATAAAGGCCGAAGTGAAGTATCATAAATCGAGATTGACAAATACGGAAAATAGTGTATATTAATAATATGACATACATTCTTATAGATACCGCTAACACATTTTTTCGAGCACGCCATGTAGTGCGTGGAGACATTGATACAAAGGTTGGCATGGCAATGCATATAACCTTAAACAGTATCAAAAAAGCATGGCAGGACTTTGACGGTTCGCACGTTGTTTTTTGCTTAGAAGGACGTAGTTGGCGCAAAGACTACTACGAGCCTTATAAACGCAATCGCAAAGAAACTCGTGACGCTATGAGCCCACGTGAAGCAGAAGAAGATAAAGTGTTTTGGGAAATCTTTGACGAGTTTAAAGAGTTTGTTACAGATAAAACAAACTGCACAGTTTTGCACAATCCTGTACTAGAAGCAGATGATCTTATTGCAGGTTGGATACAAAATCATCCTAACGATGACCATGTTATTATTAGTACAGACGGTGACTTTGCACAACTTATTGCACCTAATGTACGTCAGTACAACGGCATTCAAAACATGACTATTACACACGAAGGTTACTTTGATGATAAAGGCAAAGAAGTTATTGATAAAAAACTAGGCGGACCTCGTCCTGCTCCTGATCCTAGTTGGTTGCTGTTTGAAAAGTGTATGCGTGGCGATACTAGTGACAATGTGTTTAGTGCTTATCCAGGTGTACGTAAGAAAGGCACAAAGAACAAAGTAGGATTACAAGAAGCGTTTGCTGACAAGCAGACAAAAGGATTTAACTGGAATAACATGATGTTACAGCGTTGGGTAGATCATGAAGGTGTAGAACATCGTGTGCTAGATGATTATACTCGTAATGTTACACTGTGTGATCTTACAGCACAACCAGAGCACATT